CGCAGTGGAAAGACCGAATGGGCGGCCAAGGAAGCCATAAAGACCATGTATTCCAAGCCCGGGGCCGTCATCTGGTGCTTTCAAACCACGGCGCCCAACTCAATTGAACTTCAGCAACCCCGCGTCTGGAAATATATGCCTCCCGAGTGGAGGAACGCCCGCAAGGGACAGGTCACAAACATCACCTACAGCGTCAAGGGTGGCTTTACCGAGGCAAAATTCGTCGCACCAAACCAATCGATCTGCATTTTTCGCAACTACGCACAAGATCCGAGCACGCTTGAGGGCGGCGAGATCGATTTTGCCTGGGCGGACGAGCTGGTTCCGCTTGATGTCCTCGAAACCCTCCGTTTTCGGTTGGTTGACCGCAACGGCAAGCTCGCCGTGACCTTCACGCCGGTCGAAGGCTGGTCGCCAACCGTGGCCGACTATTTGTCCGGTGCCAAGACCATCACCGATACCGACGCCGAGCTGCTCCCGCTCAAAAACGACAAAGGCGAGGTCTCCGGCTACGACAAAGTGCCCATTGAGCAGATCAATCCCAAGCAGCGCCCGATCCTTTACTTCCACACGCAAAGCAATCCCTGGGCCGGCTGGTCGCGGATGAAGAAGGAGCTGCAGTCCGAGACCAAAGAAAAAATCCTCTGCCGCGCTTACGGCGTCCCGACCAAAGCCATCAGCGGCCGGTTCCCGCTCTTCAACCCCAAGGTCCACGTCATCCGCCACAGCGATGTCCCGCAAGGCACCCGCTACCATTGGGTCGATCCGGCGAGCGGCAAAAACTGGGCGATGATTTGGACCGTCCACGATACGTCTGGCCGCATTGTGGTCTACCGCGAGTGGCCAGACCAAACGTCTTACATTGAGGGTATCGGTTACGCCGGCGAATGGGCGCTGCCGGACGGCAAGAAACTCGACGGCAAACCCGGCCCCGCGCAGCAAGACTTCGGATTCGGCCTCGAGCGCTACAAGGACGAGATTTTGCGCGTTGAAGGCGGCGAGGAAATCTTTGAGCGCTGGATGGACAGTCGCTACGGCAACGCCCGCACCCTCGGCAAGGAATCCCCGACGACCCTCATCGACGAAATGGCCGACCTCGGCATGCTCTTCACCGCAACTCCGGGCGACAGCATCGATGAGGGCGTGAGCATGATCAACGACGCCCTGTCATACAATCCCGAGAAGCCGGTGGACGCCCGCAACCAGCCGAAGCTGTATATCAGCGAGAACTGCAAAAATGTCATCTACGCTCTACAAACTTACACTGCGGCTGACGGTAAAAAGGGAGCAACCAAAGACTTCATCGATTTGCTTCGTTACGTTTGCCTATCCGATGCCATCAACGTCGAAGGCGACATCCTGCGACCAACCGGAGGAGGTAGCTACTGATGACCATGTCGCCGCCAGCCCCGCCCAGCCGCCTGCGCCCCGGTCGCCGCGGCAGTGACATCCCGCGCTGCGGCATCTGTGCCAAGCCGGTGCGCATCCAAGACATCCACGGCCACGACACCCACTACGGCCCCATCTGCTGGGAATGCGGCCCACATATGCAGAACGCCATCCACGCCCTAGAGATCATCGTCATGCGCCGCGGCTAATTCGCCATTCGCGAACAGCAAACACCTTATGTTCACAAAAACCAAAACCATCCCAACCGACCGCTACAACCCCGGCGACAACCACGACCCCAAAGGCGCCCTGTCCTTCACCCGCGAGCAAGCCCCGCCGGCCTTCCTCGCCGTGATGACCGAGCTGCAGGACCGCATCGCCGACACCTCCCTGCTCGTCTCAACAATGGCGACCGCCAAAGAACCCGGTTGGCTCGCCCACGCCAGCGGACAGCTCAACGCCCTCCTCGAGCTGTGGGACACCTTAGAGCAGCGCCGCGCCGAAGCCTCCCGCTTGGAGTAGGTTTCGCGCCGTAGTTCAAGCCACGTTATAGAAACAACCCTGTATTTGTAACGAAACCTGTAAAAAAAACACCCCTGTTTTTCTTACAGGTCGGCGCTCGCCGACCTATCGTTATCCGACAGATTGTTGCAAAACGTATAACTCGGCGCGCGTTATCCTACGCTTTGTATCAAAAACACCGCACAAAAGGTGACAGAAAGTGCAATCACTTGTGCAGAACTATAGCCGATCCTATCCACGCCACACCTGCCAAATGTCTCCCGGCGACACAATCGAAGTATCGCCCAACGAGTCTTTCCCGCTCTCTCTCAACCCTCATCTCTCAACCCTCAACTTTTTTGCTGGACATTTGTCCAGTAGCCGCTATACTGTATAGTATCAAAGTGGAGTCGTGCCCTCATGGCACATCGGTTTGATCGGACTGGCGGACGCACCGCCTGGCACTTCTTGAGGGTTTACTCATGGACGAAGGGAAAGCAGCTCCGGCTGCAGGTAAGGACGATATACTCTCGCTGGCTCTTGAAGAGCTGACCGGGCAACCGGCGAAAAGCGAGGAAGCGAAGCTGGATGATGAATCCGGTGATCTTTCACAAGACGAGACAACCGAGGAATCCGCGGAGCAATCCGAGGAAACCTCCGAAGATAACGAGGAAACGACGAGCGAAAGCTCCGAGGACGAAGACGAGGCCGGCGAAGACGAAGCGCCCACGCAGGACAAGGTCCAGAAGCGCATCGACAAATTGGTAGCCCAGAAAAAGGGCGCCCTAGAAGAAGCCGCCACCGTCAAAGGCCAATACGAGGAAGCCCAAAAGCGCCTCGCCGAGCTGGAAGCCCAGGTCAACGAAGCCGCACGCCCCGTGCTGCAGCCGACCGCGGAGAACCCGCTGGCCGATGTGGACACCTCCGAAGCGCTGGACGCCAAAATCAAGTCCGCGCAGGAAGTCCGCCGCTGGGCCTTAAAAAACAGCGACGGCGCCACGGTCAAACGACCGGACGGCAGCGAGGTCTACGTTGATAGCGACCAAGTCAAAGACTACCTCCTCAAAGCCGACGATGTTCTAACCATCCACGCCCCGGCACGCAAGCAATGGCTCGCCCAGCGTCAACCGGCCGTCGAGGCAGCGAAGAACCTCTTCCCCGATATCTTCAAAAAAGGCACGCCGATGCACACGGCGTTCCAAGCCACAGTGAAGCAGGCGCCGGAGCTTCTGAAGCTCCCGCAAGCCGAATACTGGGTCGGTCTGGCCCTCTACGGAGAGCAGACCCTTATGGCCAAACAAGCCGCCGACCAGGCCAAGAGCAAGGCCGCCGGCAAAGTCTCGTCCGCGAAAGCAACAGCGAAAACGCCCACACCTGTAAAGCCGATCAGCGCGCCGAAAACTTCGACCAAAGGCGCGTCCAAAGTGACGCGCGACAGAATGCTCGCCTCGGGTCGTCTTGATGACGTTGCCGATTTTATGAGCGAAGCGCTGTTCGGATAAACCCAACAAAACTTAGAAAACTCTAAATATCATGTCAGCTCCCGCAGGAACTCTCTTCCCAGCAGTTGGCAACCGCGAGGATCTCCTCGACGTGTTGACCGTTGTTGATGCAAAGAACACCCCCATCTCCAGCTCGGTCGCCAAAACTGGCGCCGACATCACCAATCCCTCCGTCTACTCCTACCTCGCCGATTCCTACAACTCGCCCTCCACGGACGGCGTTGTCGATTCCGCCGACGTGTCCGAGTTCTCGGATGCCACCGCCAACCGTGTCCTCCTGAGCGCCCGCGCCCAGAAGATGCGCCGCACCGTCCGCGTCAGCGACTTTCAGGCGAACCTCGCCGATGTCGCCGCAATCGGCCGCAAAAAAGAATTTGCGCGTTCGACGGCAAAGGCCTTGACGGAACTAAAAAGGGATATTGAGGCAACGATCAGCTCCGACAACGACTCCGTTGAAGGTTCTGGCAGCGTGGCCTACAAAACCCGCGGCCTCGGCTCCTGGATCGCAACCGGTGCGCAAACTGATTTGCCCGTCCCGGCATCTCAGCGCACGCCGTCCGCGTCGCTCAACAACACCGCGACCACCTCGCTCACCGAGACCAACCTGCAGAACGTCTTGCAGTCGATCTACGAGCAGACTGGCTCGCAGGACCGCCTGATCTTGGTTGCTGGCCCGAGTCTCAAGAAGGCCATCACCAACTTCACGCGCTTCACGGTGAACAGCACCTCGAACGTGTTCAACCTCCGTCAAACGGCCCAAGCCGCTTCTTCTGACAAACTGGTCTCAAATATCAGTTTCTATGAAGGCGACTTTAGCACCGTGGAGATAGTTACCAGCCTATTTTTAGCTGCTAACGCCAGCACCGACGCCGAGAAATACGCCCGCGGCTACGTCATGTCGCCCGACCACCTCATGCTCCGCTACGGACGCCGTCCCCGGTTCCAAGAGCTGGAAGACCAAGGTGGTGGACCTCGCGGTTTGGTGGACGCCATCGTCTCCCTCGCCGTCATGTCGCCCAAGGCCATGGCGAAGTTCAACGCGACTGCCTAAGTCAAACTCTTAACAACTAACTAGAAAAAACTAATCAGATGAAAGTGTTTGAACTTCCCGCAGAGACCAAAGCCGCCACCGGCTTCACGCACAAGGCCGTTGTCACCCACAGCGACCTCACCGAGTCCACCGCCGACACCGACCAGACGCTCTCGCTTCTGGCCCTCGAAGCCGGCGATGTGGTCACCACGGCCGCCTGGAAACTGGTCACGCCCTTCAAGGATGCCAGCGACAGCGCCCTCAACGACACCAAGGTTCAGCTCGGTGACAGCTCCGACGACGACGAATACGTCGCCGCCACGCAGGTCAACGAGAACGGCACCGAAGTCCTCTTCGCCGCCGCTGCTCCCGCCTCCGTTCCGTTCGTTTACACGGCGGCCAACGCGGTCGAACTCTTGGTTGAGTCGATGACGGCCAAAAGCCTCAGCAACATCGACACCGGTGAACTTCACGTTTACCTCGGCGTCGCCAAACTGAGCGACCTCTAAGCGTCTTAACACACGGCGGCTCCTTCGGGAGCCGTCGCAGTTAGGATGTCATCAGAAATCTTCGGCGATCTGGTCGCCGACATGGATGGCGAGCTGGCCCAGCTCGTCCGGGATGAACTGAAGACCGGCTGGCATGCCCAGCAAGTCATGGCTGGCATTCAGTCCACCCGCGCCAAGCAGCTCAACGACCAGATCGAGCACTGCACCGTCGATGGTCTCGGCCAGCATGTCATGGACGTGCCGGCCGATGCTTATTTTGCGTGGCAGCAACACCTTGGCCGCGACTGCTGGGGCGACAAATCGTTCCGCTCTTGGTTCCTCAAGAAAAACCCGCAGTGCGCGGTCAACTACACTCCACGCAATCCCTCCATCCTCGTCCCATGACTCTTAAACGAGAAGACCTCACCAAGATCATCGGCGACATCGACCAAGCTGACGCTGACGGCAGTCAGTATCAGCAGCGGAAGGTCAAAAACTTCAACACCCGCTACTGCATCTGGCCCGGGCAAACGGATGACGGCCGCAAGCACCAGAGCGCTTATGGCCAGAAGATTTTCCCTTGGGAAAATTCCAGCGACGTAAAAATCTTTCTCAGCGAGCAGATCATCCGCGAGCGCGTCATATCCCTCGTCAACGCATTCTTCAAATCCCGCGTGCAGGTCCAGCCGGTCGAGTCCATGGACATCGACAAGCGCAACGCCGCCGAGAGCGTGCTCAAGTGGCTCCTGTTTTCCCACTGTCTTGATGACCTGCGCAGGGAAGTCCGCCTCGCTGCTGAGATGCGCGAGACCTACGGCCTTGCCATCATGGCCATCGACTGGGAGCAGCAGACCCGCGTTGAGATCAAGAAGTTCACCATGGAAGAGGCCATGATGATGCTGCAGGAAAGCCAAGATCCCAACCTGCAAGCGCTCCTCGAGGTCATCCTTGACCCGGAGCAGGAAGAACTCGCCGCACAGCTCATGGGCGAAATTATCCCAGAGCTAGGCACCACGACCAAAGTCCGCCAGTTCCGCGAAAAGGGCGAAGTCGAATGGGAGCAGCCCTACATTTTCAGCAGCAAGCCGGTCGTGCGTTCCCTGGAACCTTGGGAGGACATCATCTTCCCGATCCAAACGGACTCCATCCAGCGCGCCCCCTTTGTCGCCCGCCGGGAACTCCTCAGCGAGTTTGAACTCCGCGAGCGCGCCACCTTGGAGGGCTGGGACAGCGAATGGGTCGAGCGCGCCGTCAAGCACAAGGGCGAGCTAAAGCGCATCCACCTCAACATCCATCGCAGCGACAACTTCCTCTTCGAGCAGCTCCGCGACCTCATCGAAGTCTGGCACGTCTACAAAAAGGAGCACGACGACCGCACCGGCGCCACCAAAGTCACCAGAACGGTGCTTTCGTACAACATCACTGACAGGCCAGCGCTCCATGAGTTGATGCCTTACGACCACGCGCAGTATCCCTTTGTCGAACTCCCGCGCGAACGCAACACCCGCCCGCTGCTTGAGTCCCGCGGCATCCCTGAGATCGTCAAGACCGCCCAAGAAGAGATCAAGGTGCAGCGCGACTTCCGCGTAGACCGCGCATCCATCAGCATCCTCCCGCCGCTCAAGACGCCGGCCGCCCGCGGCAAATTCGACCTCGTCCTCGGTCCCGCGATGCAGATCCCCGAGCGCCGCCCCGGAGAAGTGTCGTGGATGGCCCCGCCGCCGTTCGACCAAGGCAGCATCGAAGTCGAAGCCGCCACCCGCGCCGACATCGACCGCTACTTCGGCCGCATGACCGAAGCCGTCAACCCCAACATGGCGATGCTGCACATGCAGGAGCTGGTCGATAGCTGGCTCATCGACATGAAGCTCGTGATGGCCCAAGTCATGGCCCTCAGCCAGCAATACATGACCCCAGAAGAGGTCGCCCGCATCACCGGCAACGAGCAGCTCCAATTCAACGCATCGCCCCAAGACATCCGGGGCCGCTTCGACATTACCGCCGAGTTTGACGCGCGCCTCCTCGACAACGAAGCCCTCGGCGCAAAGCTCGACTACTTGGCCAAAGTGCTCGTCCCGCTCGACAGCTTCGGCGTCATCGACCGTGCCGGCTTGGTCAAATACATGTTCCAAGCCGTTGACCCGAATCTCGCCGGCCTCTTGGTCCAAGACATCGGCGCCGCCACCGCCGCCGAGCAAGAAGACGAACAAACCGCCTTCGCCAAAATCGCCGCAGGCACCGAACCCCCGCTCAAAGAGGGCGGCCAAAACGCGCAGGTAAGACTGCAAACCTTGCAGCAAATCATTCAAAGCAACCCCGCCGTCCAACAGCGGTATCAGCAGGACGAGATCTTCCGCTCAATGATCGACGCGAGAGCACAAGCCTTCAGCTTCCAGCTCCAGCAGCAGCAGAACGCCGTCATCGGCCGCACCGGC